GGATGCGTCCTTTTATAAGCGATAAAGATGGGAAAACCTATTTCTCCGTTTATAGGGGAGGGGATAAGGAACTCAAAGAGAATTGGGCTGTTGTTCCTGCTCCTCTGAATGTTAATGCTACTCTCCGTAGGGACGAGTGGAAAGCTCTTGACGACGCTGTTGTAAGGGCTACTGAGTACAGACTTGGTGGGATAGAGGACTTGAGATCAAAAGGTCTTGTCTATAATCTGGGAAATGCTATGGGAACTACCATTCTCGAATGGCATGATGTTACTGGAGATCTGACGGCTGACATGACAATGGATGCTATCACCAGGGCTCAGAACAACAGACCGGATTGGAAATACAACTACATTCCAATACCTATCGTTCACGTTGATTATGAAATCAACTCTCGTGAATTGGCAGTTAGCCGTAATATGGGGAATCCTCTGGATTCTACTATGGCGGAACGGGCTGCAAGAGCAGTGAATGAGTATCTGGAAAATATGTTGTTTACCAACGTAACATACAGTTACGGGGAGAAGGACAGCCGGAGTAGGAATACGATTTACAGTTATGTGAATCATCCTGATAGGAATCAGCTCAGCTTAACTACGGCTTGGACTAGCCAGACTGGTAAAGCTATCGTTGATCAGGTACTTACCTGGAAACAGGCTTTGATTAACGACCGCAAGTTTGGTCCGTACATGATTTACATTCCTTCTGCCTATGAGGTTTGCATAGATGAAGACTATGTTGGAAGTACTCCGGACACTGCTCCGAATACAACCATCCGTCAGAGAATCATGCAGATTCAGGGTATCGCTGGAATCAAGGTCATCGATACTCTTACAGCTGATAATGTTCTGATGGTTCAGATGACTTCTGATGTAGTAAGACTTATCAATGGTCTTCCTTTACAGAACGTACAGTGGGGAGAAGAAGGTAACTTTGTTACCAAGTTCAAAGTTCTTACCATACAGGTTCCTCAGATTCGTTCTGATCCGGACGGTAGGAGCGGTATTCTTCACATTGCTCTGTAATTAATTATTGACTAATCAAGTCATTTTTTAAAATTAAAAGTAATGGAAAGAGTAAAACAATCAAGTCCAGAGGAAGGTAAAATTCTTTGGAGAAAAACGAATGGAACTTTTCGTTTACCAGACCGTCGATTGGTTAAAGCAGGAGATACTTTTTGGGCTACCCTGGAAGAAATTCCTGTCCCTTTTCGGGATACCATAGTTCCAGCAAATCAGGAAGCGGTAGATCGAGTACAAGGAACGCCACCAGAGAAGATAAAGGTGGAAAAACTTCTTTATACAAAGAGTAAGCGGGATAACAGCCAATGGTGGGATATATTTGATCCTCAAGGAAAGGTCGTTAATGAAAAAGCCCTTCGGGAAGAACAGGCTGATGAATATCTTAAATCCTTAAATGGATGAGATGGTCGGTTCCTCCGATTTGGGAAGGGGGAGATGTATGGATACTTGGTGGGGGTTCTTCTGTACCCAAACAGTTTGGAATCCCTGATAAAGTAGTGGAGGACGTGGTAAAAGGAATTTCTCCACCAAGTGTTTACTCTCCATATATGTCGGCAATACATGATAAACATGTAATTGGGATTAACGTATCGTATTTAATAGGAGATTGGATAGACATGGTTTTCTTTGGAGATTCTAACTTTTTTCGGGGGCATGCAGAGGCGTTGGCTAAGTGGTCAGGTTTAAAAGTATGTTGTCATGCCATTACCCAAAATGTACCTTGGGTAAAGTATTTGCCTTTGGATGGTAAACGTCCCAGAGGAATTAGTACAAATCCAGGTACGGTTTCATGGAACGCTAATAGTGGTAGTGCTGCCATTAGTATTGCTGCAAACGCAGGAGCCAAACGGATTATTCTATTAGGGTTTGATATGAGTTTGGATAATTCCGGTAAGAAACATTGGCATAATTTATACAAGAATGCTATTGTTACCGAACCAGAGCGGAAGAGAAGGGAGAGAGGGGAAATACCTATGCAACCTTTCCAAAAACATTTAAAGGGTTTTTCTTACATAGCAAAGGACGCCAAGGAACGGGAGATTGAAATACTAAATGCTAATCCTGATAGTGCTGTTAAGGAATTTCCTAAGTTTAGTTTGAAAGAATTACTATTTGATAATAGTTAATATGATAGTTGTAATAATTAATTATAACCGATTAACTTTACCACGTAAGATGGCAGATTGGTGTGAAGCACACGGTCTTACTCCTATTTTTATAGATAATCATTCTGATTATACCCCACTTATACGATACTATCTTAATTGTCCTTATGCTGTTTATCGCTTAAAAGAAAATTACGGACATACCGTATTATGGAATGAAGAGATTGCTTTACTTAAAAGTTTGGTAGGTAATGAGCGATACATTGTTACTGATCCTGATTTGGATCTGGAAGGAATACCTAATGATTTTTTAGATGTGTTAAATAAAGGATTGGATAAATATCCTCAGTTTAACAAATGTGGATTTAGTCTTGAAATTAATGATCTTCCAAATACTCCTGAAGGAAATTTGGTTAGAACCCAAGTGGAGCCTCGTTATTGGAAGAAAATACTGGATCCATTGTATTATAATGCTCCTATTGATACCACCTTTGCTTTATATCGAGAAGGAGTATATACGTACTTTCACCCTGCTATACGTACAAACAGACCTTATACGGCTCGACATATTCCTTGGTATTATTATCATCTTAGTGAATTACCGGAGGATGAACAGTATTATTATAAAACAGCTAATTCAAGTTCTAGTGGTAAAAACAGGTTAGTACCATGAAGATAGTAATAGTAATGACATATTATGATCGTCTATTTCAATTAACAAGAACATTGGAGTCTTTAAGACTTTCTCATCACAGAGATTTTGAAGTAGTGGTTGTCGATGATTGTAGTTCCGTTCCAGCAGTTCATAATATTACAGAGTATCCTGTCCATATTATAACTACTAAAGGTAAGAACTGGATTAATCCGGAACCTGCCTATAATACAGGTTTATATTATGCAATGAAGCTGAAACCGGATATTATTATTGTTCAGAATGCTGAATGTTATCATGTAGGAGATGTTATTTCTTATGCTACGAAAGTAACTAATGAGACGTATATTTCGTTTGGCTGTTTTAGTTTAGATGAAGCTACTACTTTTAATGATCATAATATTATAGAGCTATTACAGAAATATACCAATAGGGCTAGAAATGACGGTGAACTAGCTTGGTATAACCACCCTATATATCGACCATGCGCTTTTGATTTTTGTGCAGCTATTACTGCGAATAATATGAAGAAGTTAAATGGTTATGATGAAAGGTTTAGTGCTGGCTGGGCTTATGGAGATAATTATTTGTTAGCAAGAGTTAAAATGTTGGGACTGAGGGTGGAGATAACAGAAGCACCCTTAGTAGTTCATCAATGGCATTATAATCAACCTGTTCCTACAGATTCAGTAAGACTGAACGCTCAAAATTTATTGTTATATAAAAATTTAGTTAAGAAATTTAATTATAGGGCAGAACATATTTATACGGAGAATTTATGAAAGTATTATTAATAAATCCATGGCAGAGTGAAGTGTTTCCTCCCCCTTCACTTGGTTACCTACAGGCTGTTTTAAAACAGGCTGGGGTAGAAGTGACTGCCTGTGATTTATTTGATACTAGTACAAAGAAGGATGAATATGATTTAGTAGCAGTATCTTTTCATAGTTTCTCTGTTAGGAATGCTTTAGAAATAAGACAGATGTTCAAAGGTAAAATGATTTGTGGAGGACATCATCCATCTGCTTTACCTCAACAGATGTTAGATATTGGATATGATCAGGTGGTTATAGGAGAAGGGGAAAAGGCTATACTTGAAATCATAAATGGTAATACTGATAAGATTGTGTTAGGAACTCCTTGTAATTTGGAAGAGTTACCTTTTCCTGACTATACGGGATTTAAAGGTAATTGGAGTATGGGGATTCCTATTATTTCATCAAGGGGTTGCCCGTTTAGTTGTAGTTTTTGTGCTTCGGCTAATTTCTGGGATAGAAAATGGAGGATGAGGTCTGCAGAAAATGTGGTAAAGGAGATAGTTGCTTCTGGATATAAGACCTTTATGTTTGAAGATGATAACTTTACTTTTGATCGCCGCAGAGCCATGGAAATATGTCAATTGCTGTGGGAGATTGGAGGATTTTCTTGGCAATGTGCTAGTAGGGCTGAGACTCTTGCGGATGATGATTTATGTTGGTTCTTAAAGAAAGCAGGATGTCATACGGTTTGGCTTGGAGTGGAATCATTATCCCAGGAGTCCCTTGATAGGTGTAATAAGCATACGACTGTTAAGAAGTTAATGGCTGGGATTAAGTTTGCTCATAGGAGAGGATTACAGACTATGAGTCAGTTCATCGTTGGGTTGCCAGGGGATACTAAGAAAAATATAGATGAAACTGTAGCAAATATAAGAGATTACAAGTTAGGGAAAAGAGGTTCTAATATTTTATGGATTCTTCCAAATACTGATATTCATAAGATTGCCAAAGAAAGGGGATTTGATGATTCTATTTACCTGCAGGATAAAGAATTGTATTATACCTATGAGCAGGATTTAACAACATTGAAACATTGGGCTAAATTAATAAATGCAGCATGAAAGTTTTAGTAACAGGTAGTGAAGGAAATATCGGTCAGGTTTTAGTTCCTTATTTGAAAAGTAAGGGACATAAGGTATTTGGAATAGATCATCAGCAGAGATTTAAGGAAGGTTACAAAACAGTTGATATTAACAATGGAGCTGATTTGATTAATACCTTCTACGAATTTGATCCTGATGTAGTTTTTCACATGGCGGCAATGGTAAGTCGAGTTACGTGTGAAGCTTCTCCATGCACTACTGTAAAGACTAATTTATATGGAACTGAAAATGTGATTCAGTTGTGTAAACAAGTTAAGGCTAAACTTATATTTTTTTCTACTTCGGAAGTATATGGAAATCTTGAAGGATTATTGTCAGAATATAGACTGGATCTTCAGCCAAACAATTTTTATGGGTTAAGTAAACTAATGGGAGAACAATTAGTTAGATATGAAGTAGAAAATGGGTTAAATGCTATTATTGTTCGTCCTTTTATGTTTTATCATGAAGATGAAACATTAGGGGATCATCGTTCTGCTATGATTCGTTTCGTTACTGATTTATTAAAAGGTCAGAAAATCATTGTACATAAAGGGAGTAAGCGATCATGGATGCACTTAGATGATGGGGTAAAAGTATTGGAAACCCTTTGTCAGATTGACGGTTTTCAAATATTAAACATAGGGAGTGCTTTTGTCTTTGATATGAGTAGTGTAGCAGGAATGATTTGTGAGGAGCTTGGTTTGAAATACGAGAATTATGTTTTTGAAGAACCGCTTCCGAAAAAGATGACATTACATAAAATTCCAGATTTACAAAGACAACACGATCTTATGGGATTTATGGATACTATTGATATTAGGGAAGGAATAAAAAGAGTAATTGCAAAGGTAAGAGAAAGATTATGATAGCTTTAATTACACCCACAGGAGCCAGACCAAAACAAATTCAACTTTGTTTTAACTTTATGAAACATCAAGATTATGAAGGGGATGTCCTTTGGGTAATTGTGGATGATGGAGTTCCTATTACTACTGATTTTATTCCCGAAGATTTTCGGAAGGATTGGAAAATAGTAAAAGTATATCCAAAAAATAAATGGCGGTATGGTTTAAATACTCAATGTTCTAATATATTGGAGGGAATTAATGTAGTAAAACAATATAGTAATATTGACCTAATTTTTATAATTGAAGATGATGATTACTATACTCCCAAGTATTTACGAGGGATGGTGAGCAAAGTAGATTCTTGTTTTATTATAGGAGAGCAATATTCGATTTATTATAATCCTATTCGTAGAGGGTATTTGATTAACGGTAATACTATACATTCTAGTTTGTTTCAAACAGCTTTTACTCCGCCTATTTTGGATAAATTGGAAGATGTATGTAAATATAAAGTAAAGTTCGTAGATATGACTTTATTTAAGAGATGTGGGATTCCTTTAGAAAAGATGAAGTTTTTTAGCGGTGAGAATTTAGCGATAGGTATAAAAGGACTTTCTGGTAGAGGGGGAATAGGTATGGGGCATAGAGCAGGACTTCAATTAACCCCTGATCCTAATATGGATAAACTTAAAGAGTGGATAGGGGATGATTATATTTATTATTTAAACGTATGAGTCAGCCAATATTTGTAACGGGAGCGGAGAGATCAGGGAGTAGTCTGGTAGCCAAAGTTTTTCAGATTAGTGGGGCTTCCGTAGGAGGAGTTACCAATATGTTGGAGAATAAGGCGTTACGGAAATTATGTTGTATATATTTAGAAGATAAGGTAGTAGATGGGGAATTGATCGTAAACACTCAAAATCTCAGTATTCCGGTAGATTGGAAGCATAGGGTAGAAGCTATTTGGAATACTGAGATTGTTAAAAATAAGTGTTGGATGTTTAAGAGTTCTTTACTATCTCAGACTTGGCCACTTTGGCATTATGCTTATCCTGACGCCCATTGGATAATCGTAAGAAGGAAAACTCCAGATATAATTCAGTCCTGTATTAAAACGGGATATATGAAAATGTTTAAGGAAGAAAAGAACAGGGAACTTATAGGAGTGACTAGCGAAGAGGAGGGATGGCGTTGGTGGGTTCATCAATACGAGAATAAGTTTAGGGAGATGATAGAGGCGGGAGTAAATTGTAAACAGGTTTGGCCAGAGCGGATGGTTACCGGAGATTATCATCAGATGTATGAAACTCTCGATTGGGTAGGATTACCTTGGAATTCTAGAATAGTAGAAACGATAGATCCATTGTTAAATAAAAGTAGGAGGAAAGTATAATGGCGTGTGTAACATCAACGGAAGTAATAGCAATAATGAACGGATGTACTCTGACTACGGATCAGATGGATCCATTCATAAATTCGGCTCATTCCTTTATAACTACGGTATTTGCTAATGATACTACGGCGAGTGCTGCTTTTAAAAAGGAGTTGGAAAAGTGGCTTACGGCTCACTTGATAGCCTCTGTATATGGGAGTAGTGGATCGTCCGTAGGTTCTGCGGTAAAACGGGAGAAGATAGGAGATGCGGAAATAGAATATGCCGTAACTCCTTCCGCTACGGAAGTTGGATTTAACTCTACTCCTTACGGACAAATGTTAATGCGATTAGATACTACCGGATTAATCGCTAATGCGGGGAAACGGGCTGCTACTATTTTTGCAATTAAAAGTTTTAACTAATGAGTATAGCATCGTACGTAGCGAGTAAATGCGTAGAAACGGCAGTCTATTGGGGAAGCCCCGTAGAGGACGGGTTTGGTACCAAAACTTATGCAGAGCCTATCGAAATAGCTTGTCGTTGGGAAGATAGGCAACAGATAGTGGGAGCGATAACCACTAGCAGGGTTTTAGGGTTTGGGGAGGTATCCCGTGCTAGAGTATTCGTGACGCAGGACGTAGAAGAGGAAGGAGTGTTATTTCACGGTACGTTATCGGATTTAACACTTGCAGAGAGGAGTAACCCGAAGTTAAAGGTAGGGACACATATAATAAAAAGGTTCGAGAAGATACCTGCAGTAGGCTCTACGACAGAGTTCTTACGAACAGCTCATTTAACACCGTGGTTGACATGAGAGTAACGGGAGTACGGGGAATACAAAAGGTAATGGGCAATCTGAATCGTAAGATAGCTCAATGGGAGGGTCCAGTGACTATGGGAGGATTAATAAAAGCGGTAGCGGTAGTAAGAAATGCTACGGAAAAAGAGCAACCGTCTACTCCTGTGGACATAGGAAACTTACGGGCTAGTTGGTTGACCGTAACGTCTAAAGGTACTGTACATGCTGGAGGAAGCCCTCATTTTAAAGAAACTCGGCGAAAACATAAGGGGGAATCCAGAGTTCGTAAAGCCAACGTAGAAAAGATTAAATCAGGGCATGCATCGGCTTTAGCTTATGCTAGGGGAAAAGCCTCCATAGGATCGAAGAAATTCCCTGCGGTCGCTTTTGGGTATGGAGCGTACTATGCTATGATACAACATGAGAATCTTACTTTTCAGCATAGTCAAGGACAAGGGGCATTATGGTTTCAGAAAGCCATAGAACGAAATCAGGGGAAAATGTTGGCGAAGATTCAGAACGCAGTAGCTATAAAAGGAAATCAATCTAAAAAGAAATGAATGCGCCTAGTGAAGATTTAAAGGATATGTTGGAAGCGGATAGTGCATTAGGACTAACATTCGCTGAAAATCTATTTATAGGAAAGGAACCTATTACCCCTCATAATTGTGTAACCATCTACGATGAGATAGGGAACACCCCTAATCTTGCTATGGATGGAACTACTTATTATTATCCCATAGTTCAGATTAGAGTGCGAAATATAGGATATAAAGAGGGTTGGACGCTCATTAATAACATAATGCTTTCTCTCCATGGCCGGGCAAACGAGACATGGAACGATGCATTGTATGCGGTTATCTACTGCTCTAGTGGCCCAGCGTTACTAACGTGGGATGATAACGAATTTGTTAAGTTTATTGTTAATTTTAATTTGCAGAGACGAGAATCTGCGTAACTAAAAAAAGGAGGTAAAAAATGGCAAGTAATGCTATTGCAGGGGTAGGAACCATCTTTCTAAGAGCGGGGACTTCCCTAGCAGAAATAAACTCCATAACCGGACCAAGTATGTCGAGGGAGCAGATTGATGTGACCTCTTTGGATTCCACCGGAGGTTATCGGGAGTTTATTGCTGGATTTAAGGATGGGGGCACAGTGACGCTTAATATGAATTTTACAGCAGCCACGTATGCCCTTATGCTGGCGGATTTTGACAGCGATACGGCTCAAAGTTTTGAAATCGTTTTGCCGGACGCAGCATTAACTTCATTGGATTTTATGGGTTTGGTAACTGAGTTACCTTTATCCATTCCTACGGATGATAAGGTTACGGTAGACGTAACAATCAAGATCACAGGACAGGTAACTAGTAATTCTGGTTCAGGAACCTAATGGAGTGAAATCCTAATCAAGGGTTTATTTTTTTATTTATTAACTTATAATAGGAGGTAATCAACATGGGACTTTTTAATCGTAAACAACTTTTAGAGAAAGAGAAAGTACAAATCGTTAAGGTAGAATTGGGGGAAGATAACTATGTTTATGTCCGTCAGATGTCAGGACGTGAACGGGATCATTTCGAGCAATCCCTTATTAAAGCAGTAAAGAACGCCAAAGGACAGGTAGAAACTATCGAACAGTCTTTGGAAGATTTCAGGGCTAAATTGGCTGTAGCAACGCTCTGTGACGAAACGGGGAATATGCTTCTCCTTCCAGGGGATATAGCTTTATTAAGTCAGAACATGAGTGCTGTATCTTTAGATAAGATAGTAACAGAGGCTCAGAAAATTAATCATCTTACAGAAGCGGATAAAGAGTATCTCACAAAAAACTCCGATGCCGGTCAAGCCGGCAATTCCAGTTCCGACTCTGTTTAGAATTAGGATACGCTCATCCAGATAAATTACTGGGTGAGCTTACTTCTACTCAGTTAAGTGAGTGGGAAGCGTATGATAGGTTGGACCCGATTGGTAGTTGGAGAGAAGATTTTAGAATGGCTTTTATGAGTAGTACAATCGTAAATACAGCAATCCGAACTAATTCCAAGAATGGGAAGCTAACCTCTGTAGCAGACTTTATGCCTGATTTTGATGTTACCGCTCCTAAAGAAGCTAAAAAACAAAGTGTAGAGGAGATGAAACGAATACTTTTGGAAATAGCGGGAAATCAAAATAAGGCGGTAGAACGTAGGGAAAAGATAGCTAAAAGAAAAAAACTAAAAGACAAAGATAATGGCTAGTGAAAACATAGGGCAATTAATAGTAACCCTAACAGCGGATACTAAAGGGCTATACGCTGCCAAGGCAGAGTTAATGGGTATGAATAAGGGTATTCAACAGACTGCTGCCAAGGCTCAGGATTTAGCTACTCGAATGCAGATGATGGGGCGTAGGATGATGAACTTTTATAGTTTTGGTTATCGAGCCACCATGATGCTAACCGTCCCTTTAACGTTAGCCGGAACTGCAGCCTTTAAACTAGCCAAGGACTTCGACGCTTCCATGAATAAGATCGTAGGTCTGGTAGGAATCGCCCGTGAAACTATGGAGCAATGGAAGGGAGAAATTCTAGCGATGGCTCCGGTAGTGGGTAAATCCCCCAAGGAATTAGCCGATGCTTTATACTTCGTAACTTCTGCAGGGTTTAAAACGGCAGAGGCTTTGGAAATAACTAAGCAAGCGGGGATGGCTGCTGCGGCAGGACTAGGGGATACTGCTACGGTAGCAAACGTCATAACGTCCGCCATGAACGCTTATCGGGATACGGGATTGTCTGCGGCACATGCTATGGATATTCTCGTCGCTGCTATTCGGGAAGGTAAAGCGGAAGCCCCAGGGTTTGCCTCTGCTATTGGTCAGGTTATCCCTATCGCTTCGGAGTTAGGGGTATCCTTCGACCAAGTAGCCGGAGCGATGGCTGCCATGACTTTGAAGGGGGCTAGTGCCTCCAACGCTGCGGTATATTTAAAAGGTATTCTCAATATATTGATTGATCCAGCTGCAGAAACAGAACAACTGCTTCGTAAAATGGGAACTTCGGCTAACCGCTTACGGGGAGTTTTGGAACAGGAAGGGTTAATGGCTGCCTTGCAAGAGGTTCGGGTATTAACCGAAAAATGGGGAGTCAGTATAGCCGGAAAGGTATTTCCAAACATTCGGGCTTTGATAGGGTATCTATCCTTGACTGGAGAGAATTTGGAGTACAATAAGATGGTCATGGACGAGGTTAAAAACTCCTACGGGGATGCTGCCTACGCTTTTGAGCAAGCTGGAAAGAGTATGCAACAGAAGTGGAATGTTGCTCTTGCCAAAGGACAGGTAGCTATGATTTCTTTAGGAAATGCCGTAGCCTCTGTTCTTATTCCTGCTTTTGAGTGGTTAATGGGAATAATGGAAAAGGTAGGTAAATGGTTTGATAATCTTAATCCGGTTGTACAAAAGGTTATTGTAAGTCTTTTAGCGGTAACTGCAGCATTGGGGCCATTGAATCTCCTTGCAGCTTTCCTAATGGCTAATGTTTTACCTCCTCTAATTCGAGCCTTTACAGGGTTAATAAGTATATTAGGAAAGGCTCGACAAGCCATGATAGCTTTTAAATTAGCTTCTGTAGCAACTATTGCAGGGTTAGCAGCTTTAGCTATTACAGGGGTTATCGCAGTAGTACGTAAATTAACGAAAGAACAAAACGATTATAAAAAAGCAACCAAAAGTGTAACCCAAGCCATAACTACAGAAATGTTTGCTTTGGATTATGTATTTAATAGGTTAAAGAAAACAACGGAGGGAACAAAGCAACGAAAAGCAGCCATAGAAGATTTGAATCAAAGGTATGGAGAGTACTTGAGTAATCTAATAACGGAAAAATCCTCTCTGGCGGATATTGAAAAAGCACATAAAGCTGTATCCTCTGTAATGTCTGCTAAACTCGCCTTTGAGGGATATGGTCAAGCTATTCAAGAACAATACGCAGAGGTATCACGGGTTTTTTCTAAGCAAATGGGTAAATTTTCCAAGCTGGTAGGATCGGCTACTCAAGGGGCGGGAGTAACAGACTTTCTTTTAGCAGTCTTTAAAGGAGCAGATGAAGTAATAGCAAATCAGGGAGAGGGGATGTTCAAGGCTGCAAAAAAGGTTTTCGACGATTTCATACATCTGATTCCAGGATGGAATGGTATTAAATATAATTGGCTTGATTTTAAAAAAGCATTTGAGGATGTTGTAGAAGTCAAAGCAGATATTTCTCCTATGATTGCTTTGATGGAAGCAGAGCAACAGAAATACGAGTGGGCTATGGAAGCCTTGGAAGCACTGCAGAATGCTCGGAAGCAAATGGTTACGTATGAAGATCCAATACTCCAAGAACTTCGGTTAGAGTATCCTGCAGTAATGAAGGAGGTAACAGAGAAAATTAAGATATGGGGAGGGGCTTATGATGATATAGAGGATAAACTAAAGATTAATGAGGACTGGTTAAATAAAATAGCTATTCGTATATCTCAGATACTGGAAAGTCCTATGCAAGCGGATATGTTTGCTGTAGCTGGATTAGAAGCTTGGGTTGCTTTTTTGCAGGATCAAAATCTGACTTTAATACACGATGATTGGGTAAGACAAATAACATTAATCAATGATAAGTATAAGTATCTTGGAGATACGATGGAAGTATCTGGATCGAAATTAACGTATTGGACAGATCAGTGGGAAAAACTTAGTCAGGGATTAAACTCTGCAGGGGGAAATTTGCAATGGTTAGGTATTCAAGGAGCCGTCCTTGAAGTTACGTTAGCAGGTATATCTGATAGAATAAAGGAAGCCCGTTTAGATGTCATTACAGAGGATACTAGAAAAGCCGTAGCTGCTTACCAGAAAATGTATGAAGTTACTGGTTATGCAGAATATGGGTTAGAAGCCTTGAGTGAAGCTATATCAGGACAAAAGAAACGTATAAATGAATTAGGACTTCAATTTGGGAAAGCAGCAAGTTCTACAGAAAAGTATCGAAAAGAAGTAGAGAAACTATATCAAATGGAACATCTTTCTCTTACGGAAACAGCCGAAGCAAATATTAAGGCTTTACAAGATCAGGCTGATGCTATATTTCTTTTGACTACAACAACCTCTTTGTATTCTGCTTATATATCTAGGATAGGAGAAGAGATGGACTTCCTATCTTCCAAGAATAGAGAAGGGACAGAACGGTATAAGGAATTAGCGAATGCTATGATGACGATGCAACTAGGAGAGGAAATAGTGGATCGTGTTACAAGTACTTTTGGACAGTTGTTTGATGTTATGACAGAGACGGGACTAACGGCAGAGGAACGTATGAAGAAAATGGGAGAAGTTGTACGTCAGACTATGCTTGGTTTAGTGCGAGATGTTATGATGGCTATTGTCAAGATGATATTGCTAAGAGCCATAATGGCGACTATGCCTGGACTTTTCCCACTGATGGGATTTGGACAAGGGGGAGCGTTTAATGCTTTTGGGTTCCTGCCTTTCATGACCGGAAAGTTTGCGGAAGGGGGAATAGTCCCTTCAGGATTTCCTAATGATAGTTATCCAGCTATGTTATCTTCTCATGAAGCAGTTATTCCTCTAGACAAAATGCAGATGTCTCCGCAAGTGTTAGAGGGTAAGGTTGTATTCGAGATCGAAGGGGATAGGTTGGTAGGTATATTAAGGAAGCAAAACACTAAAAAATCAATCTACTAATGGCATACGGAACTAAATACCAATCTAATTTTTATAATCGTTTTGGGAAACTGGTGCAAATTCAGTTAGCCCAAGAGGATTATGTAGGAGGAGTAACCGATATACGTACTTCTGAAGTAATCATAGAAGTCAATTATAAAGATATTAATACTCCTATGATAGGAACGGGAGTTAAGATAATCATAGAAAACGAACAAGGTTTTGGGTATTTAGACGAATTATTAACTTCTAAGGAGAAAGAATTTCAATGTACTATCATTTATGGAGGAGCAACTGTTTTCAAAGGCTTTTCTGTTTGTGATCTTAATGAGCAGGACTTCCTACCTATTTCTAAAATAACACTTCAGTTTACTGATTACCTTCATCGACTGGATGGGTACTATATGACTGCTCTTGCAGATATGGGAGAGAAGTCTACTGTCTTTGAAATGCTATCCGATATTCGGACAGAGATCGGTCTACATCCAAACATCCATGTCAATTCTACTTTGTTTGAGAATAGTATGGCTATGGGAGCCACCGATTCTTTTATGGAGCAGGTGTATATAGAAAACAGTCTTTACTATTCTGATCAGGCTAATTATGACGATGCTTATAAAGCTTTAAACAAAACCTTATTGTCCTTTGGGGCTTTCTTTTATTCCTATGGGGATCGGTGGATCTTAGAAAGGATCGAGGATGTTCCCCGAACGGGAAACTGGCAGTATTTTGCTACGTCTACTACAGGAGTATCGGTAGCATCCGAAAAACAAGAATACAATAAACAGGACGGGGATTTTCTATATATTGATACATCTCAGAAAATTGAATATAATTCAGGACTTCAAAAATTTATTCTCAATTTAAAAGAGAAAGAGTACGACAGCCTTACCTTTAATACTTACGATCCTGAAACGATAATTCCTATTGCTGATTCCATCCCAGATCCAGGGGCTTTGGAATTACGTAAGTGGTATATTTACGATGCTTGTCAGGCTCTTGAAAAAATATATTCTTTCCGGAGAATAGAAACATGTTTAAAGTACAGGGTTCCTGATGCAGCGAATACAACGGATAATCCTCTTGTTTATGGAATATATTATGAGTTTGAAGTGCAGTTCAATGTTAATGAGGACGTTCCATCTGAACTCAATATTAGTTATAGTATGTCTGCCGATCTTTCTACTGGACCAGTTGAGTCTGTAACGCTAACTTATACACTAAGAGTAGACGGTGGGGCTTGTTCAGGAATGTTTTTAAGTCCAATAGAATTGCAAGACGGATATACTCTTTATGATCCTACCATAGAACTATCTCCTGCAGGGTTAATATCATCCAAATTTGATACCGTGGCTTCTTTAAGTAGTTATGATCGGGTTTGGACAGTTAATAGTACTATCCCCTTAACTGAGAGGCATGTGAATGGAGTTACGGGAGCCGTACATGATTCCCTATGGGAACGGTTAGGCAGACCAACTAAACAAAAGTTTATCATAACTTTCTATCCTATAAAAGGGCAGTTGCGGTATCAGGTTCTTTATCATGGGCATCCGTGGCAGGTGCCTTTAATAAATTGGATTGGAGATATTGCAATTACTGTATCCTCTGAGTCTACTCCTAATAAGATAACATATTCTGTTAATGAGGACTTTATAACGACAGAGGAATTGGATATAGATGTATTTGATTTATCCAGCGTTAATTTCTGCAATGGACCAATGGTAGACGATGGGTATGGAGAATACCAGAAAACAAACCTTTGGGTTTCTGAAAATTGTCCTACTGAATCTCCCCTGATGGATATTTTAGCCAAGGATCGTTTTCGTAATAATTATCGTACCAAGCATGTTTTAAAATCTACTATATCGTTTGACGGGCATTTGAAACCGTTCTCAATATTAACAGACGATCATCTAGCTAAGGACTCATCTTCAAATCTCACCTTGTTATTAACAGGATATACTTGGGATTTGAATAATGGTACGTATGATATAGTGGCAGAGGAGTATACAGACGAGGAAATTATTATAGCTGAAGTGACTTTAGATAGCAGTGGCAATCCGGTAGAAGGGGAAAGCGAAGGATCCACTACGCTTACCGCACCAACCATATCTTCAGTTACTCAACCTACGGCGGGAGATCATTTATTAATAGAATGGACTGAGGTTACAGGGGCTACCGGATACAGGGTAAGAAGAAGTCCTCGCTGGTATATCCCTTCATATGATCCCGATAATCCTATTTGGGCTTATGATGAAAGAGAAGTTTATTCCGGATCAAGCCTATTCTTTACTGATGATATACAAGAAGAGGGAATTGCAGAACACGGAATGAATGTAATATATCGGGTGTGTGCTTATAACAGTAATGTAAATAGTCCGTACTCATCGGAGATGTATGCAACTTGGTACTCATAACCTATGGCAACAACAATTTATAAAGTAGTAGAAAACGTAAGAAGGAACGCAGGTACTACCCTTGTGCGATCTTCTAAAAACGGAGATTGTGATTTATCTAACTACTATACCAAAGCAGAACTGAATGGGTATCGAATGTCTGCCGTTCACTACTCCAATATTGTATATGACGGATTGACGAAGGGTGTTGTTTGGGGAGTAGCTGTTGTTACGGGCTATTTAAGAAAAAGAGGAGGAGCCATAGGAATTATAAATGGAGTAGCCGTAGTAACTGGAAGACTCCAAGAACAGGGAGCTTTGCGGGGAGTTACTAATGGCTCCTCTATTGTTATAGGCAGTTTATATTTATGGTATCCAAGTACAGGAGAAGCCTATACATTTGCCATGTCCATTGAAGAAGATTCTCTTAATGTAGTTACTCTTGTAGGGGATGAAGAAGCTCCTGGGAATGGTCAGTTTTATGGAACTAATGGTTCGGGCGTAAAGGGGTGGTATTCTATTCCTGTTGATGTTAGTGGCACTCCCGTTGATAATCAGATAGCTATTTTTACGGACGCAGATACCATAGAAGGTAATTCCAATTTTACTTTCAATGGTAGTTTGTTTTATATGATCGGAGATATTCAGACCCATGCAGATGATAGCAATGTCAAATTAGGAGTAGGATCACTAGGAGCTATAACCACAGGAATTTCAAATATTGCGATTGGTAAAAATGCACTTAACGATTGTACTGGAGGGGCTGCTAATATAGCAATAGGAGAAGAGGTATTAGCGATGCTTACTGATACAGATAGTAACTATTCGGAAGGAACTTATAATATTGGAATAGGGTACTATGCTTTAAATGCTGTAACATTAGGATCAGCTAATATTGGAATAGGGACAAGTACATTACAAGTCACAACAGAAGGGTCTCATAATATTGGTATTGGGATGAATGTTCTTATCGCCAATACGATAGGAGGAGGTAATATTGGTATTGGTTTTCAATCCCTCAACGCAAATATAGAAGGGTCTCTCAATGTTGCTATTGGAACAGATGCACTTTACAATAATACATCAGGAAATTATAATATAGCATTTGGATACCAAACTCTTATAGCTAATACGGAAGGAGGTTATAATGTAGCTTTAGGGGAGTCAGCATTAAGCATGAATACTTTAGGAAATCACAATATAGCATTTGGATATATAGCATTCAATGCAAATTTAACAGGGGATCATAATATAGCAATAGGACATAATGCCGGTACTTATTCTATGGATTCAACTGGGATAAATACTGATGGTGATTATAACATATATATAGGGGTAGATTCTAAGTCAGCAGAAGATTCTTCTATGAATGAAGTTGTTATAGGTTATTATGCAATAGGGCAGGGAAGTAATACTACCATGTTGGGAGGGGTAGATACTATTTCAACTTATCTGGTAGGAGAAATATATTTTGTCACTTATGATAGTGAAGGTATTCTTACAGGTAGTCTTCCATTAGCAGATTCTTCCATCAATCAAGTAGTAATGTACGATCCTGCCACAGGTAAATTATATTATGGTGCAGGAGAAGGAGGAGATATAACATATACTTTCGGAATGTCTTTGAATGAAGATTCATCTGGTGTGGTAACCCTTGATAATGACTCTACAAGTCCAGGAAATAGCAAGCTATATGGTACTAATGGATCAGGAGTTAAAGGGTGGTATGATCAATCTTCCTCAATGACCTATCCAGGGGCAGGGGTAGCCGTATCAACAGGATCGGCTTGGTCAACTTCTTTATCCGCTACAAATTTATCTTCCCTTGCTGGATTAGTTTTTAACTCTACTTCGTTTGTGACGATGACGGCAGCAGGGACTTTCACTCTTGATACTACTTTATATTCTTCTACTTCTCACGATCACGAAGGGACATACATTCCAATAATTACAGATCCAGTGGCAGGGTATTTTCCAATAGCTCAATCTAATGGTACTCTGGCTATGTCTGTACTTAATGGAGCAAGCTTTGCTACTGCTGATCATAACCATTCAGGAGTGTACGAACCAGCAGATGCTGGATTAACGTCTTTAGCAGGATTAACGTATGTATCTACATCGTTTGTAAAGATGACAGGAGCGAATACGTTTAGTCTTGATACGGCTGCCTATGTAAATGCTACAGGTACTCCTGTCGATAATCAAATAGCCATATTTACAGATGCTGATACAATAGAAGGCTCTACGGGATTAACATATAACGGAAGTGTCCTTACTGTGGATGCTTCTATTAGTGTACCTGCTATTACGTCTACTGCTACTTTATCTTTAATACCAGCTTCGGGTAATCCTATCTATCTGGGAGGTACTGGATTCACTTCAAGTATAATTGCTGTTCGGGCTGAAGGAACCTCCACTAATATTGATATTGATTTCTTTGCTAAAGGTAGTGGTCAACTTTATTTTGAAACCGATGGAGGTATGATAGGCTTTCAAACTGAAGGTGGTATTTATTTAAACAGTCCTGATGCTTATGTAGGTTCAGTAAATACTTATACAGGATTATTTTCTTGTCCTCAGGTAGCTTCTCATAAGGGAATGGATTTAAGTATTGTAGGAGGACCAGCTATATCTACTGGATATGATGGAGGGGATTTATTTCTTTATGGAGGTACTCCTGGTAGTGGTGGGGATCGTGGAAATATTTATTTTGGTAATGGTTCTGCAGGTTATCTTCCTGCTAAATCTTCGGAGACAAATGTTATATATTATAATACTTCCACAGGATTATTAAGTTATGGCACAGCAAGTACAGGTACTGGTACGGTAGATGTTTCTGGTACTCCAGTAGATAATCAGATAGCGGTGTGGACGGATGCTAATACGATTGAAGGAACTTCAGGGCTTACCTACAGTGGTTCTGCTCTTAACGTTTCCGGTACTATTACTTCTACGGGGGATATGACAGCAACAAACTTTTGTCTGAGTTCTGATATACGTCAAAAGACAAACGTGAATTGTTATTGCAAGGCTCCTTTACTTAAAATAGATTACCAAACATTTGAACTAAAGAGTGCTCCAGGAGTAATTCGTTATGGGGCCATAGCTCAAGAGGTACAAAAGGAATATCCTGAATTGGTAAGAGAAGGAGAGGACGGAATGTTAACCATAGCTTATATTGATTTATTGATTCGTGAAGTAGCTTATTTAAAAAGGAAAGTAAGGGATTTACAAGATATATTTGATTGTGAATAATGGCACTAACAGACAATTTAGTATCGTATTATGATTTTACTGAATCTTCAGGAGATTTAATAGACATCCATGGAAGTAATGATGGCACTGTAAATAATACTCCTACCCGTGAGGTTACGGGAGTATTAGGAAGTTCCCACGCCTATACTCTGAATGGATCCTCTCAATACATAGGATTAGGACAACCCAGTAATTTAGACTTTACTCCAGGATCAGAGGCTTTTACGATTGCAACTTGGGTTAAATATTCGGCATCGTTTCTTGGATATATCGTAGCAAGGGCAGATGCCTCTACTCGACAATTCTCCTTAGTAAACGATTACGGTTATTTAACATCTCAGGTAGGGAATAGTACTTACACTGAATCTACTACGGGAGGGTTAGATGACGGAGGGTGGCATTTAGTAGGAATAAGTGTACCCACATCCGGTTATGCTCATTTCTGGATAGATGGATCTGAAGATACAGCAGAGATACCGATTGGTACAGGTACTATTGCCTGCGATGTCCTTATAGGGTGTAGAAGAGATTCAGGGAATACAGGATCAGCCTATTTTTTTAATGGTACTATTTGTGAAGTTGGCTTTTGGAGTAGGCAATTAACCAGTGGAGAATGGACAGAACTTTATAATTCTGGAGCAGGAATAGAATACCCCTTTTCCAGCACTGGTGCTTTAGCAGGTAATACTCACGGAGCTTCAGCAGGGAATAAAGGAACGTTATTCACTGATCAATTATTTGGTAGTATTTACGGAGCTTCAGCAGGG